TCTTGCCATGGTGATGCTTGCCCCGTGTGGTGTGTGGTTAGTTGAAGTTGCATTCCGAACAATGCCCTGGCTTCGCAAACCCATGAGGACATACACTCATACCGACGACGGCCCGATCCCGGCCTTCAACTGCGCGACTAACTCGGCCAGACCATCCCCGATTTTCTTCTGTGTCTCTGGGGATGGCTTGGACGCCTCGCGCTCTGCCGCCTGATCCGCTGCGCGCTTGTTCCAAGCCTCCTGATAGCGAACTCGATACATGTGGCTTTCGCACTCCGATTTCACCTCTGCGACCGCAGGTAGCCATTTAATTTTGCTCGGTAAGCCCGTGCGCGGGTCCGTCACAGTCTCAATCACCGAATCCGGATACTCCGACAGGATCGCTGTCACTGCCGCCACATAAATCTCTGGGTCGTTCGCATCCTGCTTCCGGTAGCAGCCGAACATCATCCCGGCCCTCAACGAGGCGAAGCCCGGTTGGCCGTGGTCCGAACGATATTCCTGCGTCTGCTTGTCGCTTGGCGACACTTGCAAGGCTTTCAGATTTTCCAATTGCCACCTCTGCTGGTTGATCGTTGAACCGCTCCTGATGCAGAAACGTCGCGGGGTTGAGCCATGGCCGGTCTGGCGGCTTTGTCCGCTTGTATCGGTGCAGCCCGTCCATGATCGGCAGCCACGGCGCGCCCCGCCTGCGCAGTCGTTCCAACTCGTTCATGGCCTTGGGCTTGCCAACCTTGTTGGGCCACGCATCCCAGAATTGAACCCGGAAGTCGGACGGCCAACCATCATCGACAGGCGCACTTGTGCGCGTTTCTTTCTTCTCTGTATCTGTATCTGTATCTGCTTCTGTCTCTGGTCGTAACTGCGTTACGGTAGCGTTACGGTCGTTACGCTTGTTGCTCCTGTAACGCTTCATTCGCTCGGATGCTGTTGGGTCCGTAACATCAGACTTATATTGGCGCTTGTTCCAATTGTGTGGCGCGAACCCTGTTTCTGTTTTGTCAAGCAAACCAGCGCCATGAAGCTCGGCCATGATAGCTGCGGCGCGCTCTGGCTTAACCCGCAACGTATATGCAATCTGCTTAATTGGCGGAAACTCGCCATCGTTAGCCGATGCGATGCACATCAGGTTAAACCACGCCCGGTGCAACTCGTCCGATAGAAGACCCAGCTTCGGGTCACTAGCGGCGGCGTCGTAAGCGCGCCACCAGCGGCTCATGCGAGCATCCCCAGAGCATGCATATAGGTGTCCAGGATGGCGTCCTGCTCGGCGCGCTTGTCTGGGTCTTGTTTGCGCAGCGCAACGATTCGGCGCAGCGCCTTCGCGTCGAAGCCGTTGCCCTTGGCCTCTGAGTAGACATCCTTGATGTCGTCGCTGATGGCCCTCTTATCCTCTTCAAGACGCTCTACGCGCTCGATAATGGATTTGAGCTGGTCTTTAGCGATGGAGTTATGTCCGATCTCAGTCATGCTTTGCCCCTAGCTTGATGGTGATAAGTTCAATATCCCGAGCAATCGGATGGCGCAGCGCGATCATCTTTTCGACCGAATTGACGCAACTAAGGATCGTGGTGTGATCGCGATTGCCGAACATCCGCCCGATAGCCGGGAAAGACTGCACAGTGAGATTCTTGCAGAGATAGATTGCCGCAGCGCGCGGCAAATAATGCGCGTGATTTCGACGGCTGCTCTCCATGTACATGTGCGGAACGTGGAAGTGCTCGCAAACCGCCCTCTGAATATCCTTAATGGAGAGGCGAATGTCGGGGCCATCCAAGAGCGACCATGCCTCACCGAACCATTCCTGTGCAGTCGGTGCGCGCGGTGTCTGCCGGCGAAACTTCTCTCTGCGCTGCTTCGCAACTGGCACCTTTGCTGGCCACAGCCGATCCATGCGGCCCTTGTGCGCGTCTGCGAATTGCCTTTGTGATGGCGTTACCTGCATAGTTTGCCCCGTAATTCAGCGCCGAAGATGGTGATGCGGCGCGCGGTATTGAAGCCTCTTGTCAAACTGTCCCCACTGTTCAACGCCTCTCGACAGTGCCGTCCATACGCTTACGCAAACCAGATGCCTTAGACCCTGGCATCGGCCTGCCCTTCGCCGTCTTTATCCCGAGGGATAACTTGGTGCGGACCCGCGCGACCTTCGCCTTCAGCTTCACGTCCAGCTTGGTCTTTGCGCCATGGCATTCATGGCATAGAAGCTGGATGTTGCTCTCGCGATTCTGACCGCCAAGGATGAGTGGCGTGACGTGATCAAACTCTGGACGCAGCTTTTCGCCAACCTTGCGGTCGCACTTGACGCAATGATCGCAGGCGGCGCGGGCAATACGTTCCTTCACGCGCGGCGGGATTGCGGTGTCGTCAGTCTTGCCCCGCCACTCGTCCGTGCTGCGACTCATACACGCGCCCTCGTGTTTGAGGACTGCGTGCGCCATGCCTCTATCTTCGCGTCTGCTGCGGCGCGCAGGAACCGATGCCCTTCATCCTCAAGGACGGCCTGCTTAATGGCGTCCAAGTGCGCGATGTAACGCGGATCGGCATATGCTTCGCGCTCCTGAAGAACGGCAGACTTGTCGCCGTGCTCCTTCATCAACTGCGCCTTGATGACCTTGCGATATTCCTCCACATAGACGCGATCAGCGCGCGCCTGTGCGGCATCCCTCGCGTTGTCGCGGAGATAGTCCAGCGCCTTGTCGATCTCGTCGTCAGTGATGTGAGAGCGGTTTGTCATCAGAACGGCACATCATCGTTCATATCGTCGCCTTTGCCAGCAACCCGGCTTGGTGGTGCATTATCCGACTTGCCGTCCAGCATCGTGAGCGCGCCGCCGAACGCTTGGATCACGACCTCGGTTGAATAGCGGTCCTTGCCGTCCTTGTCGGTCCATTTGCGAGTTTGAAGCCCGCCCTCGATATAGACCTTCGATCCCTTACGCAGATATTGCTCGGCAACCTTGCAGATAGGCTCCGAAAAAATGACGACCGTATGCCACTCGGTCTTTTCCTTGCGCTCGCCGGTTGATTTGTCGCGCCAAGACTCAGACGTAGCGATGCGGAGGTTCGCAATCGGCCTGCCATCCTGTGTTCGCTTGATTTCAGGATCGGCCCCGAGGTTGCCGATAAGAATTACCTTGTTCACTGATGCGCTCATGCCGCCGTCCTTTCTGTGGTTTCCATTGCGCGCAGACGCGCCACTGTTGCGTCGAGTTCATCGTTGAACTGATCGACAGCATCCGCGATGGTGCGAATGTATGTGTCGTCCCGAATGATCCGCTTGGTGAACAGCGGCAATTTCGGCCAGTAGGCGGCGAAGTCCCACCACTCCCGCTCCGCGATCCACATGCAACCCTGCACCTGGGCTTTATGCTCAGGCGGCATTTCGCCCTTGAGTAGAAGGTCGATCAGGAGGTGCGGCAGCTTGGTCTTGATCTCAAGGCCGCCCCTATCGCCAATCAGTGAGTCAGGCGATGCGCCTGCCTTGCCGTTGGTCACGAAGCCAACCCGCAGCGGATCACTGTCCGTCATGAAGGAATAAAGGTCGCGCGCCTCATCCTCCATTGCCTTGCCACGCTCCATGTGAGCGTTGGTAAAGCTCTCCATCGGCTCGCCTGTGATGATCTCACCTGCCAGCTTCAGGAGGTAGGTTTTTCGCGTGAGGCTTTCGCCGCCGCCCTTCCCCTTCGCCATGACCGTGTGAAATTCGCTGGCTGTCGGGATGCCAGCACGGGCGCTGAACCACTCGGGGCTGCCCTGTTCGCAATCAATGATCTTCATGACTTGCTCCGCTTGGCTTCAAGGAGGCGCATGGCATGGTCGAAGTCCGGCGCGAGAATTTCCGCGAGGCTTCCTACCTTGAGATATTTGCAGAACCGCTCCTTATCTGCCCCAACGTCATCCGCCAGTGCGATAATGCGCTTGAGCTGGTCAGCCGAGATGAATGCGGGCTTCTCGGCATTCGCGCCGTCGTCATCGTTGGAAGCCGCAAGGCCAAGCGCGGCCTTCAGCGTGTACCGCTGCAGATATGTGATGGTCGAGCCTACAGCCTGGATACTGTTCTTGTTGCCGCTCTCATCCCGCCCGGCAGTCAGGGTGTTTTCTTCCGAGTGTCCGAGCCGGTGAGAAACGACGCACGTCACACTTACGGGTTCATTCGGCTGCGATGTCGTGCGGAACCGATATGAGAGGCCGTGCTTGGTCAGGATCGGATCGACCGTCCGCGCGATCTCGGCCAAATCCTCGTGCCGATAGTTCGTGCGGCCCTTGGATGAGGTGAAATCAACCTCCCGATTCTTCATGATGACAGGAATCTCTGCCTTCGCGGCAGCCATCGCCTCGTCAAACGAGCGCCGGGCATGGCTGGCCTGCCAGCGATCCTGCAAGTCCATGAGCTTGCTGATGACCTCAACGCCAGCGTTCGAGGATACAGCCCTTTCGAGCATATCCATCGGCGTGAGGTTGATGACGGTCGCGGGGCCGTCCTTATTTTTGGCAACAAGTGTGTTCATGCTGATCTCCCTTCAGCGGTTACGACTTGGAAACTGGAATGATCTGAACTCGCGCTCCGGTCACAGCCTTTGACCAGCCAAGGGCAATCGCCCGGACAATCGTGTTGTCGTCGGCCTCGATAACCTTGTGCTCAACGAGCAGGTCAGTCGGGGCCTTCTCAAGATTGCCAATGTCGCGCTTGCGGCGATCCTGGCCCTCCTGAAACAGGTACTTGAGAATGACAGGGCCTTTGATCGAGCGCGGCCGCTGCGCCTTGAGCGACCATCCGGCCTCCTGCCGCCAGTCGGCATAACGAGCTGACGGAATCCGGCCCTTCGTTACATTGATAAAAAGGTTGTTTGTGCTGGGAGGCATAGGCAAGTTGATGATAACTGCCTTGTCCAGATCAGCGGCCATCTCGAAATAGTCCATTATGCCCGCGCCTCCACATAGCCGTATTCAATCTCTGCACCGCGAGCGATGAGGATTTTGAGCTGCTCATGATTGACGATTGCGCGCACAAGCTGACCGTCTGGCGTCTGCACGTTGATAACGGGCTGGCCCGGCGTCGGCTCCGTGAGATAGCAAAGCGAGGCGTGCGGGAAGTCGGTCAAAGCATCGCCTCCTGCTTTGCGGGCTTTGGCATTTCCACCAATAGCGAGGGCCGTGCCAGCGCCTCAGAGATTCGCGCCAGCGCTGTTTCAAAGTATGCCGACTCTCTCTCTATCCCGACGAACGAAAGCCCGCGAGTGACCGCAGCAACGCCTGTCGTGCCGCTTCCCATGAACGGATCACAAATCAACTGCGCGTCTTGTGGCAGTTGGTCGAGCGCCCATGACATGACACCAACAGGCTTTTGTGTAGGATGCTCGCGAACATCGGATCCTTTGCGGATCATGCCGTTCCATAGCCATTCAATGCGACGGACAGCCTTTGGCATGTTTGTCCACGCAAGCTCACAATCGGCAAAATCGTTGGAGCCGTTCTTCTTGTCCCAAACGAGCCAGCAGGACGAAGGCGGCAGATCGTAATAGTTGCCACCAAAAATAATCTGATGGCGGCTGATGTCCCGCAGCATTTGGATAACCCATGCTGGTGGCGGCTCTTTATCCCAATCAAAGAAACCGTAGTCCTTCGGGGTAGCCAGCTTGCCGCGCGAAGCCACCTTGGCCGAGCTTTCGCCAATCCCATAAGGCGGGTCGGTCACAACAGCATCCACCTTACCAAGCGTCGGCAATATCTCGCGGCAATCCCCGCAGATCAGACGAACACCTTCCGCTAAGTTTTCCTCCCGCCACTTCATGACTTGTGCCTCGCGTTGGAACATGCGCGAGAGCAGAATTTATTGTGACCAGCTAGAATGTCACGGCGCTTGCGCCAGAATCCCATCCCGCATTTCTCGCAATGGAAATTGCCGCCCGTCCGCAACGCAGCCGCAATTTTATCCTTATGGCTTTGAGACATTGGCAAACCAGCCAACCCCTCGCCGCCGTCAGTCAGGTTCAGCAGCCGAGCGCCCTCGTTGCGATATTTGGCAATCCAAAAGCGTTCGCTCTCTATCCAATCCGCTCCTGGCGGGACTCGCTCAAGATGCTTGATATGGAAGGGGTCGCCCGCCTCTATATGTTTTTTAAGCCAACGCGCTATCGGAAGGCGCGGCGACGGCTTCTTGGCCTCATATGAGTGCGCCCGCACCCGCTGCCATGCGGTTCGCACGGTTTTCCCGATATAGCGAACCTCACCAGTTTTCCATTTATCAATAGGTTCGCAAAGCGCGTAAATGGTCACCCATTTATCGCTGACGCCTTCTGCGAGATGTTCAATCCTGCTCATCCCATCACCATGTCATCGAGGACAACGCCAATTGGCGATGCTGGCTGACCGTCTGGCGTCTGCACGTTGATAACCGGCTGGCCCGGCGTCGGCTCCGTGAGATAGCAAAGCGAGGCGTGCGGAAACTCGGTCAAAGCATCGCCTCCTGCTTTGCGGGCTTGGGCGCTTCTACGAACATGCGAGGGCGGCTAAGTTCGTCCGCAATCCGGCGACATGAAATTTCAAAGTAAGCCGGATTAACCTCGATCCCGGTAAAGTTGCGTCCGAGGGAGGCACAGGCAACGCCGGTCGTCCCCGACCCCATGAAGGGGTCTAGGATTGACACACAGGCGTCAGGAACGAACCCAAGGCACCAGCGCATAACCTCGACGGGCTTTTGCGTGGGGTGCTCCTTGCCGTCCGCTAGGGCCTTGGCGCGGGGGTAATCGAATATGCGGGCTGCCGCCCTTTGCGATGACCACGCCATCTCAAGGTCTGCCAGCGAAAAGTCGCGCTGGCCCTTGTCCCAAATGAGCCATTGCATGGTCGGCGGCAAAAGGTCGGTGAAGTAGTTCCCACCCCAAATGATCTGGTGCTTGCTGATTTCCAAAAGCTGCAGGATGAGGCTTGGGGGGGGGCGCTGTTTGTCCCACGACGAGTCGCCGTAATACTTCCAGCCCCATTTACCTTTGTTTTTGGCCGCAGCCTCGTCCGCCCCAATCCCATACGGCGGATCGGTCACAACCGCGTCCACCTTGCCGAGCGTCGGCAATATCTCGCGGCAATCCCCGAGATAGAGCGTCACACCTTCTGCTAATTGCTCTATGCGGCTCACGCGTCACCGCCAGTCGCGCGCAGATTGCCAGCATCGTGGTCTGCTGATGGAGTCTTGGTGAGTTGGGCCGCGCGCATCCGCGTCTTGAGATTCAGCAGAGCATCGAAGTGGCGGAGAGCAGCCCTAGCTGCATCAACGCGAGGCTGGATGGCTTCTGCGCATCCCTCCCATCGCGGATCGCGCTTTGCGGCATCTCGCATATTGTCCTGAGCGATAATCATATCGGTCAGAAGCTCTCTCAAAACCGTTACTAGATCGGGAGCGGACATCACTTCGCCCCCTTGGAAGCTGCAAGGGCGGCGAGCATGGTGTTGCAGAATTCCTCAATCCAAGCTTCGGCGGCGCGCTTCGCTTCATCTTCGGTCGCGAAGCCGCCCTGCTGGTGCATTGTGTCACCGCCGTTGACGCCATCGAAGGATACGTGAAACACCCAGCCGCAGTTGCGGCCGCGTTGGTCTGTGGTGCTAATCTTTACGCCGTTGCCGACGTCGAGGCTCGACCAATTAAGATCGGGTTGCCAACCGCGCGCCGTCCGCCCCGCATCTGCTGTGGTCTGTGCTGACATTGTATTTCGATCATCGGGGGTCATGGGGACTCCGGGGGTGATGCGATGGCGCGTTTCTGGAACGGGCGGGACTGGATGACTGCGCAGGACTTCAGTGGCCGGCCGCGCGGGATTTTCTTGCGACGCTC